GGCTACGCTGCACCGCACTTTTGAGCTAGTGCGATGGCGAAAAAGGTTGTAAAGCCCGGGGATACCGTCGAGTTCGCGCGCGCGTGGCTTCGGCTCGGTCACTTCGCGCGTGCCGCCGGCCTGACGGCGGGGCGCGTGTCGAGGCTGCGCGCCGAGGGCGCGATCGTGGGGCGTGAGGTGGGGCGCGGCTTCGAGGTCGACGTCAAGGCAACGTTGGCGCGCGTCGGTCGTCCTGACTGGGTCTGGGTCGGCGAGGCCGAGGCCGAGGCCGAGGTCCCTGGCGTCGCGGTGCCTGCGTCTGATCGGGACGGGTGGATCGAGATCCGCGGGAAGCGTGAGGCGCTGTCGGTCCCTGCCGCGCCCGCCCGCGCTGTCGCCGCCGCGCTGCGCTCTGGATGTGCGATCGGCGGGCTGACGAAGGGGCAGTTCTCGTTGATCGACCTGCTCCGTGCGCTGCTCGAGCGCACCGGCCCGGCGGCGGTGACGATTGCGGCGTGGAGCACGGGAATTCGCGATGCCGAGATCGCCTCGTGGCTGGTGCAGTCCCAGCGGATCACGTCGCTGACCTGGGTGCTCGACCGGTCGTTCGTGACGCGCCAGCCGGAGTATGCGTCGGTCGTGCTTTCGCGTTTCGGCGCGGCCGCGGTCCGCACGGCAGAGACGCACGCGAAGTTTTTGATCATTCGCAACGCCGACTGGAGCCTCGTGGTCCGGTCGTCGATGAACCTGAATCGCAACCCACGATGGGAGCAGTACGACGTCGACGACAGCGTCGCGTTGGCTGACCACTACGCCGCGCTCGTGGCCGAGCTGGTGGCCGAGGACGCGGGCTGGGTCGGCAAGTCGGAGGCGATGCGTCGGTTGCAGACGTCGATGGGGGGCGCGATGGCTGCGCCCGATGTCTACTCGTCGACCGAGACGCCAGAGAAGCTGGCCGCTCGGGATGCTGCCCCGGTCGCGGCCGCGGGCATGATGGCTGTGCGGGAGCGCGGGACGGCGACCGACACGGCGATCGCGGCGATCGCGGCGACCGCCGGCGAGGGCGTCACCGCGGCCGACTACTACACGGCCCGGGCACGCCGCGAGGCGGCCAACGCGAGCCTGGCCGAGCTGCGGCTGGCCGAGGCGCGCGGGGAGATGATCGCGGCGGAGGCGGTCGAGCGGTACTGCGCCGACACGGCGACGGTGATCCGCGAGCGCGTGATGGAGGTCGAGCGCCTGGCGCTGACGCAGTTGACGCCGGCCGCGCACGCCTGGCTGGCGCAGGCGCTGCGTGCCGCGCTTGGCGAGGCGAGCCGGTCCGCGCAGTCATACGCTGATCGGCTGTTCGGTCCCTCGTCGGCGCCTGAGCCTGAGCCAGTCGATGCGGAGTGACCCGGCGACGTGGTGGGATCGCCTCTGCCCGCCTCCGCTGCGGACGGTGTCGGAGTGGGCCGACGCCGAGCGGATGCTGACGTCGGACGCATCGGCGATGCCTGGGCGCTGGCGCACGTCGGTCACGCCGCATCTGCGGGAGCCCATGGACCGGCTGTCGACGTCGGACCTCTGCGAGCGCGTGGTGCTGATGTTCGGCTCGCAGCTCGGCAAGACCGAGGCGATCCTGAACGCGATCGGGTACTTCGCGTGTGATTCGCCGGCGAATATCCTGATGGTCCAGCCGCGAGACGAAGACGTAAAGCGATACATGCGGTTGCGCGTCGCACCGATGATCCGCGGGAGCGCCGCGCTCGAGCAGCGGTTCGCGCCGCCTGGGTCACGGGAGGGCGGGGCGAGCGCGACGATGCGGGAGTTGCGCGGCGGCGGCGGCGCGCTGATCATGTCGTCGGCGCAGTCGCCAGCCGCGCTGGCCTCGCTGGCTGCGCGCTACGTCCTGCTCGACGAGGTCGATCGGTATCCAGCGTCGTCTGGCGCCGAGGGCGACCCGGTCGAGCTCGCGATCCAGCGGTCGATGACGTTCTCTCGGCGCAAAATCATGATGACGTCGACGCCGACGATCGCGGGGGCGTCGCGGATCGCTGCGGAGATGGAGGAGACGGGCTGGCGTGAGTACCACATCCCCTGCGCGTCGTGCGGGCTGTCTGAGCCGTGGCGCTGGGAGATGATGCACTGGACGCCGGGGCGACCTGGGACGGCGGCGCTGCACTGCTCAGGCTGCGGCGTGGCGATCGACGAGAGCTCAAAGGGGTCGCTGCTGGCGCGCGGGGTCTGGGCACCTCGGCACCCAGAGCGCGAGACGGGCCAGGCATACGGCTACCATGTGACGTCGCTCTGCGCGCCGTATGGGTGGACGGCCGCGAGTTGGGAGGCGCTGGTCCGGCGCTGGGAGGCGAGTTCGGCGCACCCAGAAAAGCGCAAAGTATTCGTGAACGTAGCGCTCGGGCTGCCGTTCGACGATGCGCAAACCTCGACGGTCGACCCCGAGACGCTGGCGGGGCGGGCGGAGGACTACCCTGCGCCGGTGCCGGCGGGCGCGGCTGCGCTGACAGCCGGCGTCGACGTGCAGCTCGACCGCCTCGAGGCGTCGGTCTACGCATGGGGCGAGGGCGAGGAGTGTTGGCTGGTGGAGCACGTCGTGCTGCCCGGCGACCCGACGGCGCCGCACGTCTGGGCCGACCTCGACGCGCTGCTGCAGCGCGCCTGGCGCCACGAGTCCGGCGTCGATCTCCGGGTCGCCGCGGCGTGCGTGGACTCGGGCGCGTGGGCGCAGCAGGTGCAGGCGTGGTGCGCGCAGCGGCGGGCGCGACGGGTCTGGGCGACCAAGGGCGGGTCGGACCCGGCGCGGGCGCTCTGGCCTCGACGGGCGAGCCGTGGGCGCGATGGGCGGACGGTGTATGTGATCGGCGTCAGCGCGGCGAAAGATGCGCTGTGGTCGCGGCTGCAGCGCTCGGAGCCTGGGCCTGGGCGCATTCACACGCCGACGGGCGACCGGGCGCCTGACGCGGCGTGGTATGACCAGATCATGAGCGAGCGGCGTGTGGTGGTGGCGGGTGGCGTGCGCTGGGAGCGTCCCCGCGGTGCGCGGTCGGAGGCGCTCGACTGCTGGGTCTATTCCTACGCGGCGCTGTGCTCGATGGGCCAGACGGAGCGGACGGTCGCGCGGGCTCGCCGCCAGCTCGCTGCGGCGCCCAGGTCGTCGCTCGCGGAGCGAGCGCAAGTCGGCGACACTGGCGGCGTTTCGCCGTCCACAACCCCCCCGCGACCTAAGTCTCCGCCGCCACCGGCACCGCGCCGCCGCCCCGCTCCACGGCTGGGGTCGTGGCTTGACCCCGGGGCGCGGGTGTGATGGCGCGCCGGAAACTGTTGCGGCTTGCGCCGCTGCCGCCGCCCGCGCCACGCTTTAGGTGCCCGGGCGTGCGCGGGCGCGGGGGCGCATGGCTTGGACACAGACGCAGCTCGACGACCTGGAGGCGGCCTACGCCCAGGGGCTCTCGTCGGTGTCGATCGCCGGCAAGACCATCGCCTATCGGTCCCGGGCGGAGATGCGCGCGATGATCGATGAGGCTCGCCGCGAGCTCGGCCTCGCCACGGCGGACAAGCGCAAGCGCGTGACCTTCGGCGTGTTCCGGCGGGACAAGTGACGCAGCCGCCGCTGCCATGGTGGCGCCGGGTCCTCCGCGCGATGGTGCCTCCGCCACCGCCCGCGCCGCGCCTGACCGGGACGCGGCGCTACGAGTCGGCTGCTGGCGGCCGCATCGCGAGCGGCTGGTCGAGCAATGCCCTTGGGCCGAATGCCGAGATCGACGCCGCGCGCGCGACGCTGCGCGACCGGAGCCGCGACCTTGCGCGCAACTCGGCGATGGCTGGCCGTGCCCTGACCGTGCTGACGTCGGCGATGGTGGGCGACGGCATCCGCCCGCAGCCGCAGACGGGTGATGCCGGCCTCGACGACGCGCTGCTGCGGCTGTGGACGACGTGGGGGCTCGACGTCGACGTCGACGGGCGGTGCGACGCCTACGGGCTGCAGTCGCTGGCCGTGCGGTCGTGGCTGGAGTCGGGCGAGGTTCTGCTGCGCCGACGCTGGCGCCGCCCCGAGGACGGGCTGGCGGTCCCGGTGCAGGTCCAGGTGCTCGAGCCGGACCTGCTCGCAGATGTGGCGTGGGGCGCGAGTTCGGCGGCGGACAGCCGCATCCAGTACGGGATCGAGCTCGACGCGATCGGGCGTCGGACGGCGTATCGGATGTTCCGTCGGCACCCAGGCGAGGCGTGGTCGATCGGGGAAGCGGCGCTGGAGACGGTGATGGTGCCGGCGACGGAGGTGTCGCACGTCTACCACGTCACGCGCCCCGGCCAGCTCCGCGGCGTGCCGTGGCTGGCGCAGGTCATGCTCGACCTCCGCGACCTTGACGACCTCGAGCACGCGGAGATCGTCAGGCAGAAGCTGCAATCCTGCTTGGCGATGATCCGCGAGACGCCGAGCCTGGACCCGACGGGGCTGGGCTCTGACGACGACGTCGAGCAGGACGAGGACGGCGCCTACCTCGAGACGTTGCGGCCGGGCATGATCGCCAAGCTGCCGCCCGGCGAGCAGGTCAAGTTCCTGTCGCCGCAGCAGTTCGGCGGCTTCCGCGAGGCGGCGCAGCACTACCAGCGCGTCGTGGCGGTCGGGTCGCAGGTGCCCTACGAGCTCCTGACCGGCGACCTGAGCCAAGTCAACTACGCGAGCATCCGCGCGGGCGACCTCGAGTTCCGCCGGCTGGTCAGCGTGCTCTGTCGGCAGGTCGTGATTCCCCACGCCTGCGCCCCGCTGTGGCGGTGGATGGTCGAGGGGGCGATGCTGTCGGGCGCGATCCCGATGCTGCGCGGCGCCGAGCTCGCGGCGGCGCTGTCGCCGCGCTGGCATCCTCCGCGGTGGATCGCGATCGACCGCGAGGGCGAGATCAAGGCCGACGTGCTCGAGATCCAGGCGGGGCTGCGGACGCACGCCGCGGCGGCTGCCGAGCGCGGCGACGACTGGCGCGGGCTCCTGACGCAGTTGGCGGCGGAGCGCGACGAGGCGGCGGCGCTGGGCCTGCACCTCCTCGGCCTCGGCACGACCTCGCCATCGCAGGCGGTGACGATGCCGGCGGCGGAAACTGTTGCGGATTGACAGCCGGCGCGGCGCCCGCGACGGTACAGCGAGCCGCCGGACCCGGCGCGGAGAGACGATGCCCAGCCAGCCAGCCAGCCAGCCGCAGACCCGCGACGGACGCCCGCTGGTGACGCGCGCGCTGCGGTTCGCGCCGGCGAGCTACGATCCAGAGACCCGCGAGTTCGACGCGGTGCTGACGACATCGGCTCCGGTGCGTCGTCGCGACTGGGCGACTGGGCGTGAGTACGACGAGGTCTTGGACATGGCCGGCGTCGACCTGACCCGCGCCGATGGCGGCGGGATCCCGATCCTCGACTCGCATTGGTCGTCCAGCGTGACGGCGGCGGTGGGGCGCATCCTGCCCGGCAGCGTGCGCGTCGAGGGCGATACCCTCGTCGGTCGTGGGCGGCTGACCGAGGCGCAGGACGCCGTGCCGGTGCGCGAGCGTTTCGCCGACGGCACGATCCGCGAGATGTCGATCGGGTACAGCGTCGACGCGGACCGCGTCGAGGTCGAGCCCGGCGACGTGAAGACGGGCCGCGTGGAGCGGCGCATCGTCCGCAGTTGGACGCTTTACGAGGCGAGCCTGGTCACGATTCCGGCCGACCCGGCCGCTGGCGCTCGGAGCGCCACGATGGAGCAGCAGATGGCGACGCAACAGGATCCTGGGCAGGTGGTCGACCTCGACGCGGTGCGCCGCGAGGCGGCGGCCGCCGAGCGCGCTCGCGTCTCGGAGATCGGCGCGCTTGCCCGGCGGCACGGCGTGGACCTGCAGGCGCAGGTCGACGGGGGCGCGACGGTGGAGCAGGCTCGCGCCGCCGCTCTGGATGCGCTCGCGGCGCGGTCGACGCAGACGCAGGTCAGCGGGTCGCACCGCGGCGTGCCGACGGCTGGCGCGGACATCCAGGCGCAGCGCGCGGATGCGGTGGTCAACGGACTGCTCGCCCGCGGCGGCGTCGCTTTGCCGCCCGGCGTGAAGGTCGACCGCGAGGTCGGTGGCATGTCGCTGCTGCGTCTGGCCGAGGACTGCCTGCGCGCGCGTGGCATCGAGCCGCGCGATCACAGCGAGCGCGAGGTCGCCACGCTCGCGCTGCAGGCGCGCCGCGGCGAGCCGCTGGGGCTTCGCAGCTTCGCCGGCGCGATGAGCACCGGCGACTTCCCGCTGCTGCTCGCGAATGCGGCCAACAAGTTCCTGCGCGCCGGCTACGACATGGAGCCGGAGACGCACGCGCCGCTGGTCTACGACCGGCAGGTCCGCGATACCAAGCAGGTCTCGATCCTGTCGATGGGCAGTGTCGACGCGCTGCCGCAGGTTGCGGAGGGCGCGGAGTACACCTACGGCACCATCGGCGAGGCGCGCGAGGTCTACCAACTCGCGAAGTTCGGCCGCATCCTGCCGCTGACGGTTGAGACGCTGCTCAACGACGACGTCTCGGCCTTCGCGCGGCTGGCCCAGGAGTTGGGCCGCGCCGCGATGCGGACCGAGAAGGGGCTGATCTACGGATCGTCGGGCGTGCTCGGCGCCAACAGCGGCGCCGGTCAGACGATGGCGGCGCACGGCTCGATCGCGGCGGCGACGCTGATCCACGCGACGCACGGCAACGCTGGCAGCGCCGGCGCCCTCTCGGCGACCACGCTGGCGGAGCTGCGCAAGCTGATGCTGGCGCAGACCGACGATGACGGCAACATCATCGGCGGGCTGATGCCGCAGATCCTGTTGGTGCCGGCGGCGCTGCTCGACACGGCCGAGATCCTCCAGCAGCAGCGCTACGTCGCGACCACGGCCGGCGCTGGTGCGGCACAGTGGATCGCTGGGCTCCAGGTGATCGTCGAGCCGCGTCTCGACGCGATCTCGGCGACCCGCTTCTGGGCGACCTCGGGGCGCCCGTTCATCGAGCGCGCGCGCTTGGCCGGCGAGCCCGCGCCGGTGATCACCACGATCGAGAGCCCGGAGACGGACGCGGTCGGCTACAAGGTGCGGTACTGGTGCGCGACCAAGGCCGCGGACTGGCGCGACGTCGCCAGCAACGCCGGCGCTTAAGGGGCTGGCAGGAGCGGCGCGGGACAGCGCCGGCGAGGACGACATGAGCACCAAAACGATCCAAGAGGGGCGCATCTACCAGTCGACCGCGCCCGGCGCGGTCGCTGTCGGCAGCGTCGCAGAGACGGGCGGCCTGATCGGTGTAGCGCTGGTCGCCGCGGCCGCCAGCGGCGACCTCGTGTCGCTCGCCCTGGAGGGCGTGCACGAGGTCGGCAAGAAGACCGGCGAGACCTGGGCGGTTGGCGACGACCTCTACTGGGACGCCAGCGCCGCGACGGCCAGCAAGACCTACGTTAGCGGCGCCGCGGACTTCGCGCTCGGCAAGGCGTGGGCTGCTGCCGTCAGCGGGGCCACGACCGGCCAGTGCCGGCTCGGTCCCACCCCCCGCCCGAGCTACGACGCGCTGCCGGTCATTGCGCGCGGCCAGGTGGCCGTCGCTGCCGCCGCGAGCGGCACCGCCGCAGTCGGCACCGCCTACAACGGCAAGGTCGTGCTCTGCTCGATGCTCACCTCTGACGCCGACGTGAGCATTCGCTCCGCGGCGGTGTCCGGCGGTAACTTGTTGGTCACGCTGACCGGAAGCGCGACGGCCAAGGTCTACTACACCATCCTCGACACCGCGGTCGCGTAGCGATGCTTGGCGCCGCCGACCTCGAGAACCGCATGGTCTTGGCGGCGATGGCCTCGCCGCTCGGGCAGCCGGCGACCTACGCGCCTCTCGCGGGAGGCTCGACGGCGGTCCGGGTCGCGCTCAATCGCCGTGCGATCGAGACGCTGACCGAGGCGGGGACGCCGGCGCGGACCGAGGAGATCGAGGCGTTCATCTCGACGTCGGCGCTGGCGTCGGCGCCGGTGCGCGGCGACGCGATCACGGTCGACGGCGCGACGCACACGGTGATCGACGTGGGGCGTGACGGTCAGCGGGCCTATCGCCTCGTGCTCCAGCGGAGGGCGTGATGCCTGCTCCGACGACGCGCGCGACGCTGCTGGAGACGACGCAGGCGCGGCTCGTGGCGGCCTCGACCGCGGCGGGCTCTCGCGTCCGCATCGGTCGCACGGGCGTCGTGCAGGCGGCTGAGCTGCCGATGATCACGCTGTCGATCTCGCGCGAGACGTCAACGCACCAAGCGCCCTCTCGG